TTCTTTAGACAACAAAACACTAAAATCGGCAATATTACACAGAGTTATGACCGATACACTTTACCACCGAGTATTGATAAAGAAGGATTTTAAAATGTCCTTAGCAGAATATATCTTAAAAAAATTAATCCAACAAATGCGAGATAAAGAGCGTGGATAAATATTTAATTTTGTTTTTATCGCTTTTTAACTTGTATTTACTCTGGCGCATTGATAAAATAGAGAAAGAACGACCAAGCTACGCAGATATTAAAAACATATTTGAGATTTTGGTAGAAAAGGTAACTAGGAATGAATATGACCGAAGTTTATGAATGGATAGTTAATTGTGTTTATGATTATTATGATTTCAAACTACGAGATTTTGAATCAGAAGAGTTTGATTTAAAAATATCTATTCACAGCACAACTGTATCTGATTATTTTATTGAGTTAAGACATAAAGATAAAATTAGTGTTCTTAGAGGAAATGACCAATTAACTCGTAGGAAAATGGCTAAGTTAATTCATAATTCATTTCTCAAAGATTTCAAAGAAAAAGAAACAAATAAAACAAAAGAAGTTTATGAATGGATAAGTAAGTGTGTCTTCAAACTTGACGGTACTCACAAGCAATGTTTTAAGAATGAAAAACTTGACATTGATTTAGAAATCTATACACACGCTTTAACTGCTGATGGTTTTGATTATTGGATTGGAACAAAAAATAAACCAAAAAAAGTATATATCAATAACAATTGTAAGATTGCAGAAGATTTAGTAGACAAGATTTATAGCAGTTATATTACAGATTTCCTTACTTATGACGCTATGCTAAAAGACCCGCTACTTTACACTGGTCATTTAAATAATAGAGTGCATACATTACTAAATCAAGTAGCAGATAAAGAAACACAAATTGATGATTTAAAAAGACTCAATACTTCTTTAGTTAACCACAGCAATACAATGATTAAAGAAAATGTTGAATTGAGAAATGAAATACAAGAGTTAAAAGATAAGTTAGAAAGTGAAAAATCTAACCACACTCTTGATAACTGTAGAATGATTTTTGCCAGCCATATTCTTAATGGTAATAGAGACGAAAAAGTCAAAGAGTTTACCAATGAATATGAAAAACAAATCGAATCTCTAATTAAAGATAATGGACAACTAGAAAGAGATTTAAAGTTATTTCAAAAGAGTGTTAATGCTTGGAAGGAAAAATACCAAAAAGCATCGGAAGAAATTGAAACTTATCAGAAGATATTTCAAATTGGAAAAACGTAGGTATAATAGATTCGATTCTCATAAATCAAACCTGTGGGGGAGGAAAAACCAGCCGTAAAAAGCTGGTTTTTCTTTGTCTATAGGCAGGAATATTAATATAACCATTTCAGTGTAATAAATTTTTGTATCTTAAATATCGTAAAAATATATTATTACAGGCTTTTAGTATTACATTTGAGGTTATTATATGTTTAAAGCATTACCAGACGATTTAAAAATGGGTGATTATGTTTCCTGGGGTACTTCTGCCTCTGATGCAAAAGGTAAAATAGTTGACATTAGAACAGATGGCGAAGTTGAATCTAGTATTTCTGGATACACTTTAACAGGAACACCAAGAGACCCAGTTTATGTAATCAAACTTGTTCAAAAAAATCAAGATGGAAATGATGTTTTAACAGAGCAAACAGTAATCCATAGAGCTGACGCATTAACTAAAATTCCAGACCCAATTAAATCACTCAAAACATTCTTCTTTGATGGATTAAAAGCCAAAGAAAATGGTGTTGTTGAGGGTTATTTGGTTCGTTTTGGCAATCCTAATGACACTGACTTAGAAAAAGATTACTTCACTAAAAATACAGACTTTGGGTTTGAATTTGACAAGGGTGAAAGTCATAAGCTTGGTCTTTACTACAACCACGGAATGGATAAAGTTCTTGGTACTAAAAAGATTGGTTATGGCGAAGTAATGATGGATGATAAAGGTCTTTGGTACTCAGCTCAATTAAATATGGCTGATGAATATTCCAAGATGATATATGACCTTGCGAAAAAAGGTCAGTTAGGTTTCTCATCTGGTTCTGCTTCACATATGGTTGAAAGAGAAATGATGGGCAAAGCTTATGAAATTAAAAGATGGGCACTTGCAGAAGCATCATTAACTCCAACACCAGCAGAATATCGTAATAAAGCAGAAGCAAAGAGATATTTTGATGAAGAAGGCAGATTCATTGACTACTCAGAGAAAGAAAAAATGGAAATGTCAAAGAAATCTGAAGACGAATACGAAAGTGAAGGTAATGAAGTAGATGACATGGTCGAAGGATTAATGATGATTAATGCTACACCTGAGGAAATTGCTTCTACTATTTACGATGGTGTTGAAGAAGATTTAGTTGCAGATTCAATTCATTGCCTCTATAAACGAATGATAGAGGGTGTTTTAGGCGTTATTGAGTCTGGTGGTGATATTGCTACTATTAATGCAGTAGTTCAAGGATTCCACGACAGAGTTTTAATGGTAGCAGATAAGTTTGTTACCATTCCAGAAGCTCAAATGTCTATGGAAATGGAAGCAATGAAGGGTATAGTTGCTAAATCACCTGAAAATATTAAACAATGTGAAAGAGCCTTGCGTGATGCTATGGACCTTTCTCGCAGCCAAGCTAAAGGTTTGGCAAAATTGGTTTGGAATCATTTGTGTGATGCAAATGAAACTCAAGAACCAGAAATAAAAACAACCAATATTGAAAAAGATTCTGAAAAGAATGCGCTACTTAAGGAAGCTTTGAAATATTTAATTTAAGTCGAAGTACAAGACTAAAGGTAAAAAAAATGACACTTGAAGAAATCCAAGCCAAAATCAAAGAAAATGCGATTAAGGCTACCGAAATCCTTGAAGCTGAAGATGCAGATACAAATGCAGCTAAAGCACTTATCAATGAAAATAAAGAATTGGAAGAAAAAGCAGAGATGATTAAAGCTCTCGCAGAAGTTCCAGTTGCTCAAAACGTAGAGGTTAAAAAAATGTCCGATATTATTATCCCAAGCTCCAGCACATATGAAAATGTTAAGAGCTTTTCACCAGAAACCCGTGCAGAAAAAGAAAAGATGGGTTATGCTTTTGGTCAATTGGCTAAAATGGTTGGCCGCAATGACAAGAAAGCTCATCAATGGTTGGTTGAGAATGGTTTTTACACAAAGGGTCAAAACGAAACAACCGATGCAGACGGTGGATATTTAGTTCCACAGATTCTTGCTCGTGAAGTTATTTTCCTTCGTGACAAGTTTGGTGTTATGAGACAAAATGCTCGTGTAATGGGTATGAGCTCTGACAACCTTAACGTTCCAAAGAACACAGCTTCCACTACTGCTTACTGGCCAGCTGAAAACACCAACATCACTCCATCACAGATTACTTTTGCAAACGTTCAAGTTCTTGCTAAGAAGCTTGCTATTCTTACTCAAGTATCATCTGAACTTCAAGAAGACTCCATCGTTGATATTGGTGCGGCTCTTGCAGAAGATATGGCATATGTCATGGCATATAATGAAGACCTTGCAACCTTCCTTGGCGATGGTACTTCAACATATGGCGGTATTACCGGTGTTGCACCAGCTATTGCTGCTGTTAACGGTGGTGCTAACGCAGGTTGGATTTACACTGGTGCTGACGTAACTTCCAACTGGAACAACGTTACTCTTGCTGACCTTCGCAAACTTACTGCAGCTATTCCTGAGTATGCTGATCGTCCAGGCGAATGTAAGTTCTATATGAACCGTGCATTCTTCCAACAAGTTGTATGTAATGACCTCGATGCTCTTCAAGGTAACGGGTTCTTTGACCTTACTGCAGCTCCAGGACCAAACCCAACATTGTTCGGTTATCCTGTTGTCTACACTCAGGTTCTTTCCCAAGACCCAACACCTGCAGCGGACACTCCACTTGCATTGTTTGGTAACCTCAAGACTGGTTCCATTATGGGTTCCAGACGTGACCTTAGAATTCAAGTTTCTGACCAAGCTGGTTTCATTAGTGACTCCATCTACTTCAGAGCTACCGAGCGCTTTGGAT